CATAATGATAAGAAGTCTTTGCTGTATAATCATGCTCTAACATCAATTCATTTAAGTAATCTCGAAAAATTATTTCAGCTAAATTACCCGAATATTGACCAGTTCCACTTTTAAGAATGGTTTTACTATTAAATGCTGACCCAGATGATTCTTCCCTAGCTTCAGCGTCTTGTTTTTGTGTTGGGAAAAACAACATTTAAACCTCCATTATTTTTTATTTTACCATACCCTGTAGGGTAGATCATATTTATCCCTAAACGCGCTTAGAAAGCTCTACAAGCCCTTTAAACGCCCTTCCAGAACCCTTCACGGAGTATACCCTAGCGTTTGTTCTTCTTCTTTCTTTCTTCCCAAAGTTTTTGTTCATCACTAACCATATGCCACCAACCTCTTGCACACATTCCGATTAGTATAAGCCATGCAATTCCTAATAAAATTTCCATGTTATCTCCTACTCAGTCATGTCTTTTGAAGGGAATGGTATGTGTATACCAGTTCGCTCCACCAAACCCCGATTGATAGCGTCATATACTTTAGCTACTTTGTCAGAGTGTATCTCGGTAGTAGATTCTATGTCATACATGGTGTTTTGAATCTGCTTCCAAAATAATTTAAATGATTGTTGTGTCCACGGTATCTCGATGTCACCCTTCATAAACTTAGCGTTCATCTGATGGTAGATGCCTGCATCGTTTAGACGTCTAGCCGCCTCTTTGAAGTACACTTCCAGTGCCGCTTGTTGCTTTGGTGATCGTGGTTTACCAAGTGTGTAATTAAACGTAACGTATTTCTTTTCCTCATACAGTTCAGTTGCAAACTTTAAGTAACCTTCCAAAGACTTGTCGTTTTTTACTGTATAACCTTCAGGCATTAGAGTTTCCTTTTTAACCATTGTGCGCTAATTAATTCAATGTGACTTTCAAATACGCTAGTTACAGGTTTTTTAGTAGGATAAACTTTTTTCACCCTATCTCCTCCATAATTTTGATACTTAGAAGTTGGTCTGACATGATGGCTATTAAACACAGTAGCCTTACCAATTCTTTTGCTTAATGCGTTTTCTTTGATGCCAGTAATTTCTGATATTGTTTTTAATGTGTATTTTTCTTCTGCATTAAACCGATCATCATCGCCTACAAAAGTCATTAATTTTTGTTGATGTTGAATGCCATTAAATTTAACTTGAACACGCTTAATTTTTTTAAAGTAACTGTCTCTAGCGTTTGCCCTGTCTTTTAATCGCTCGCATACGAATGTTTTAGATACGCCAAATGCTTTAGCCAACTCGTCCCTGCTGTAGAATGTACCTGATATTAGCTTAGGATTTTTACCCTTGTACTCAATTAAAATTGTTCTGCTATCGTGTTTCATAATTAATTCGCCCATGATGTGTCTGTTAGTGCATCTTCAATAGATCTATCTTTTATTGTCCCCTGTTGTTTGGGTTTAGATCGCTGTTTACGGTTAGTTTCCCATGTTCTCACGCAAGCCTTCCAGTCTTTCATCTTGTTCTTGCCTACCATCCATCCCTTTGCCTGATAGAAATCAATAAAGGTTTGTGGATCAACACCTTTGTTTCTTTGATTACAATAATCACTAACTTCATCAACACTGGGAGGAGTGAAACGAATCCCCTTATTAGTTTTCTTATTAGTTTTCTTATTAGTTTTCTTATTAACTTCTATTATTTCGTTGATAGGGTATCCATTATTTTGTAGGGAGGTATCTATTATTTTGTGTATACCCTCCCCATTAATTAGTATATACCTATGAAGGATTTGCTTAGTTCCTTCTTTGTATTCAAGTTGTACTGTGATGTATCCTCGCGTCTTTAGCTGTCCTATCCAACCACTAACTGTGTTCTTGTCTACTTCATAAAGATCAGCAAAGTATTGATTGCCTGCCCAACAGTAGCCTTCCTTGTTACACAATGCGGTTATCTCTGCGTACAACAATCTAGCCAGTGGCTTTAAAGTCTTGTCATACCGCACATCAGCAGTCAGAATAGCAAAATAGGATGGTTTATCCATTACTCACCTACCGCAATGAACTCGCTAACCTTAACTTCACAAGCACTAGCCAGTTTAGTTAGTGTCTTCATGTTAGGAGATCGGTGGTTGTTTCTAATTAAACTTAGGGTAGCAATGTCCAACCCTGCATTAACTGCAAGCTGACTTTGATTTAAACGTAACTCATACATAAAATGATCGATTGATTTGTTGATGTCCATGTTAACTCCTTAGTAGTGAATGCGAACTGTAAATTAATTTTAATCTCTAGTCAAACTTTTGTTGACATCTAGTTAACCGTAGTCCATTATACTATGACAAACAACAAAACAAGGAAATCGACATGAGAGACAATCCAATACAATGTCCAGATGATTTAGATGATTTTTATTCAAGACTTGCAGGACGACCAATAGACCCTGATCAGAAGAATGATGACTGGTTTTGGAATGAGCGCGAGAAAAAAGCTAAAGTTATAGAGGCTCGATGGATAAAGAATATGGAGAAAAGTCATGGATAATATGAATGATCTAAATGACTATGATCGTGGAGAGTACGATAGAATAGCAGGCTATGATGCTTTGCCTAATCAATCAGACTCTTATGAACAGGGTTATGGTAAGGCATACAACCTAGAGATGAATGCTACAGCGAGGAGCGAACAATGAGCACTTGGAAAACACTATCAGCAATAGACGTATCAAAAAACATTGAGAAGAAAGGCAACTTGTCTTACCTCTCTTGGGCATGGGCGTGGTCTACTTTAATGGAACACTACCCTGATTCAAGCTACACATACTGTCCTCCTTCCTTTCTTGAGAATGGTACTTGTGAAGTCAACGTATCAGTCACAGTGAAAGAGAAAACACACTCTATGTGGCTACCAGTTATGGACAATAGGAATAAAGCCGTTCCTAATCCTACATCCAGAGACATTTCTGATGCTCGTATGCGCTGTTTGGTGAAAGCTATCGCCATGCATGGGCTAGGTGCTTACATCTATGCAGGGGAAGACTTGCCGCAAGCTGTACAAAATGCTGTAGTGTCTGAGGAGCAGGCTAAAGAGATCAAAGGGCTAATCGAAGAGCATAAAGTAGATGTTAAAGTCTTTTTAAAGCACTTCAAAGCAACCTCAGTGGATGAGATGTTAGCTGTACACTACTCTAAAGCTGTAGCGGCACTGAATGCTAAGGCTAAGAAGTGATTATCCTAGAGCATGAACAAGGGAGTGACGAGTGGTTTGCCTCAAGATTGGGTAGACCCTCTGCTTCCATGTTTAACAGGCTGATTACCTCCGCAGGGAAAGCTAGTTCTCAGGCTGATGGGTACATAAATGACCTGATAGAAGAGAGATTAAAGGGTGTTCGTGTTCCTATCTACGTTAATGAGCATATGGAAAGGGGTACAAGGCTAGAACCTGAAGCTAGAGAGATGTATGAGTTTGTAACTGAGCAAAAAGTCACAGAATATGGGTTTATACTAGACGATTCAGAAGAGTTTGGTTGCAGTCCAGATGGTTTTGTAGGAGAGGACGGAGGGTTAGAGATAAAAGCGCCTACTGATTCCAATCTGATAGGCTATCATCGTAACAATAAATCTTTTATCAACAAATACAAACAACAAATCATGGGCTGTATGATGATTACAGGGCGTAGTTGGTGGGATTTAATGGCGTACTCTGAAGAACTACCCCACCTTATCGTAAGAGTGGATAGAGATGATGAGTACATAGAGAAGTTGGCGGCTGAAGTACAAAAGGCTGTTGATATTATTGTAAATGAAACGGAGAATTTAAAATGAAAGTAGGATTATCGGTACGAATTGATGTCACAAAGATCGACAAAGAGCGTCTATACAAGGGTGAAAAGGGTACTTACCTTGATCTCACTACGTTTGTAGACACAGCATCGCAAGATCAGTATGAAAACAACGGCTTTATCAGTCAAAGTGTAGACAAAGAAGAGCGAGAGAAAGGCATCCAGACTCCTATCTTGGGTAATGTTAAGGTTTTCTACACTGATGGGTCAGAACAGCCTAGCACTCCGCAAGCAAAACAAGCAGTTATTGATGAGGACATTCCGTTTTGAGCAAGGAAATACAGATAGGTGGAACCCACTACAAAGACCTTGAGATACAGCCCATAGACTACATTTTGGGCAACCAACTTGGATATTGTGAGGGAAATGTGGTTAAATACGTTTCGAGGTGGCAGTCTAAGGGAGGAATAGATGATCTCCGAAAGGCTAAACACTACATTGATTTCTTGATAGATAAAGAAACGAAAATATAACCTTTTGGTATGCCGCTTATTTAGAAAAGTCATTACCTAAAGGGATGGGAGGTAAGTATAATCGCGCTTCACAGACATAATGAGGTTGGAATGATTACTTACTACATAGTCCTTGTAGTGTGCGGCTTGCTTGCCATTGCAAAAGACGATTTAACAAATTCATAACGCCTTTCGGGGCGTTTTTTTGTGAGGTTCTATGAAGCATCTAGTCATTCCAGATACCCAAGTCAAACCTAACTCACCTACTGACCACATGAGATGGGCAGGATTGTATGCGGCAGAGAAAAAGCCAGATGTTATCGTGCATATTGGCGATCATTTTGATATGCCTAGCCTATCATCATGGGATGTTGGGAAGAAGTCGTTTGAAGGCCGTCGATACAAGGATGATATTGAGGCAGGGATACACGCAATGGAAGTATTCTTACAGCCTATACGAGATGAGCAACAACGGTTAAAGGTAAACAAGCATAAACAGTGGCGGCCTCGCATGGTCTACACACTGGGCAACCATGAAAACCGTATTGAACGCGCCATTGAAAGTGATCCTAAACTAGATGGTCTGATAGGGTACAAAGATTTACAGTTGGAAGAGATGGGTTTTGAGGTTTATAACTTCCTTGACGTGGTAGTGATAGACCAAATCGCATACGCTCATTACTTTACATCTGGGATAATGGGTCGTCCTGTATCCAGTGCTAGGAATATGCTCAGTAAAAAGATGATGTCCTGTATCATGGGTCATGTACAGGATAGAGACATTGCCTATGGCAGAAGAGCAGACGGTACAAACATTTTAGGATTGTTCTCAGGGATTTATTACCAACATGATGAGGATTATCTTACCCCACAAACTAATTCGTCATGGCGTGGTATATGGATGCTGAACGAAGTTGCTAATGGTGGATGCGATGAGTTGCCAGTGTCGATGAACTACCTACGGAATAAATACGAAGGGAAATAAAAAGCCCCCATGATGGAGGCTTGGCAGGGTTATTATTTGATCTTTGAAAATAGCTTGTTTGCTTTTTGTTTTGAGTGTTCAATGCAACCTAGTGCTTGGTAATAAGCGTTATAATTTGTAAGGTCTTCAGCCGATGCGGTTACAGTGCCATCTTCAGCAAGATAAAAATTAATATCTTCATCATCTAGGCTTGAAAAAATAGCACACTTTTTAACTGTGCCATTAGGCTGTAGCTTCAGATCATAGCCTGCATATAATCCAAACATTAATATCTGTAGTTTCTCTTTAGTGTTAATTTTCATTACAACCTCCATTTGGCGATAGATACCTTCTCACCATATTTATTAGTTACTGTTAACCGCTCTGTCTTTATGTCATGGCCGTCTTGTTTCAACTCGCAGATTCTGGCAGGGCATTCTAATATCCCCAACATCTTCCAAGAGTTCAAGCGTGTCAGTGTATGCCCACGCTCCAAGTAGGCCAGTATGCGTTCTTTCTGAGTCATGTTAAAACCCTCCTATGATGTACATCTCATAACCAAAGCCAACAATCACGGCTACGGCTAATCCAGTTATGAAGGACATGAACATATCCATATCATGCCGCTCCTTCTTTTGGCGCTGTATCATCTTATCAATTAGATACCTGTTAGCCCTGTTTTGAACTGCTAGTCTGTCGTTTGTAATTCTCATTGTGTAACCTCCTCATCTGGTATGTAAAATATGATCTCAACTCGCGTACCTTCAAGATCAACTCTTTCCTCCAAGTAGTTACACGCAACATTCTCAGGCATTTGAGAGAGCCAATGAGTAAACTCGCTGTGCTCGTAAAGGTCGTTAGTTTTCATGCTGTCACCTCATCAAAGTCAGGGTTACATTCACTAGCAGACGTTAATAGCCAGTCTATGCGCTGTTGTGGTACTAATGTATGCTCACAGCCATCTAGCCATCGATTTATGTGCTTAGACGTTGTAACGCTGTACTTTTGCTCAGTTCTAATTAATGAACCGTCAGTGATCCTAGCGGCTACTGGTGTCTCGTAGCTAAAAAATACCTGAGCGAATCCTAAGTCCAACTCTGTTTGGTTACTTCCAATTATTCGTAGTTTCATCTTGTGTTGCCTCTAGTTATGTTATTTTATTATGTCTCAAGACGCCCGTAGGCGTTTCGTCCCTTTAGGACTCATCAGTTGAGTTTATCCTTCTACATAAAAGCCATTAGCAATGTGTCTGCGTTGCGGCCAAACTTCAGCATGGAGTTTAACTACTGCTTTATCTAACTCCGCAAATTGCTGATCAGTATAAAGGAACAATTCGTCGACCTCAGTGTATAACCAGTTGAGATTTTTCATCAGATCATAAAAGTACTCATCATTAAAATTAAATACGCGCAACCTCAATTCCTGATCGCTGTATTTGGTTAAGTCTTGAACGCCTATTAAGTTTGTCATGTTGTATTACCTAAGTTGTTTTAACTGTGTGATGGTTTTTTGAAATCTTGAAACGCCTTTTTTAGTTACTTCAGGCGAGCAACCAAGACTTAATAAATTTGCAATCCTGCGCTCTAAGTAATTTATGCTCCAGTCAATTTGCGCGGCCGATAAACGCGAATAATCAATTTTATATATAGTTAATAGCATTGGGTTAAGCATGGTATTACCTCTCTGTTGTTTAATTCGTTAAGTAAAAAAGGGATTACTTGTTCAACGTGTACAGTGTAATACTCACCCATCACTCTGCTAGTCACAAACCAAGTACACATTTTACTAGTATTAGGTTTAGTGGTTTTCCATTCCCAGTTATAAGCGCCATCTGCCCAGTTCTTGCTTTTATAGATTACGACCTGATTCTTTGCTCTGCTCATTGTGTATTACCTCAGTTGTTTAAATAGTTACAATAAAAGGCACTCAAAGAATGCCCTTGATGTAATTACTTAAGTCTGTCGCTATTAAGTGACTTATAACAACTGTAATTAAACGTAATGGCTCTATAGGCTTTGGGGTACTCATTCCTGTAAAGATTTAAATAGTTCATGTATATTTTAGAGCAAGCATCCTTAGTGCTTACTTTATCCATCTCTAAAATCATGTATTCAATTTGATTGTGTAGCGGTGCATTAGTTGCCATGTTGTTACCTCTCTGTGTGTGTGGTATCTATCTTACTCTTATCTTGACATATCGCAATACTCGAAAGCCTTTTTTTATCATGGTTTATATACCGAGTTCTTATAAGGATATGCAATAAACTAACTTTTACTCATATATAAGGGGTAAATAAGGTATAATTGGTTAAATAATGATCAATCTGGTTAAAAAATGATCAATTGAATCAATGGTGTATGAATAAATAATATAGAGGATCAAACGATATGGCACGTCCCAAAGGAGCATTAGGAAAAAACAAGGCATTTCTTCTCAATCGTCTTAAGGATATGTATGGGAAAGACTTTGACCCCATCATGAAGGCGGCAGAGCAAGCCCACACACTCGACCAGTTGGCTCAGGAAGACCCCACAGTTGCGAATCAGCGCGACTCTATAGCGTCATGGCTGAAGATAGCGGAGTATGTTGCTCCAAAGCTAAAGGCCATAGAACACAGTACAAATGGGGAGCAGGGTG